GAGCCGCAGGAAACAGGTCTTTCATGCGCCGGGGCAAGCGCGCCTTGGTCATCGCCCGAACGGGGGAATAAGAATGTCTGAAACAGGGAAGGCACTGTATCTCAAGTTGGAGCAGCATCGGTTCTCTTACCTCGAAAGGGCCCGCGATTGTTCCCGACTGACGCTGCCGACCCTGATGCCAGATGAGGGCGACCACAGTGCCCGCAAGTTTCCCGAGCCGTATCAATCGATAGGTGCGCGGGGCGTTAATAATCTGGCTTCGGCCCTTCTGCTGTCCCTGCTGCCTCCCAATGCCCCGTTCTTCCGCTTCGTAATCGATCCGAAGGCTGTCAAGAACCTTGAGGCCATGTCTCCCCGGGCCCGCAGCGAAGCCGAAAACACCTTATCCGACATGGAACGGACGGTAATGAAGGAGATTGAGGCGCAGGCCATCCGTGTGGCCTTGTTTGAGGCCTTGAAGCACCTAATCGTCACTGGAAACGTGCTGCTGTATTTCCCCGACGAGGGGCCTATGCGGGTCATCCGGCTGGACCGTTATGTGGTCAAGCGCGATCCCATGGGCAATGTGCGAAAGATCGTGATCAAGGAGAACGTCGCTCCATCCATGCTTCCGCCGGAAGTCGCGGCCATGGCCAAGACTTGCATGTGCCCCCACGACAGCACGGTCGAGATCTACACTTGTTGCCACACCCTGCCGGATGGGAAGGTGGAGGTCTATCAAGAGATCGGCGGGGTGGTCCTTCCCGACTCAATTTCAACCTATCCCGCCGAGCGGAATCCTTTCCTCGCCCTCAGGATGCACCGGGTTGATGGTGAGGATTACGGTCGCGGCTATGTCGAGCAGTACTACGGGGATCTTGTGGCCCTCGACAGCCTTTCAAAGAGCATTCTTCAGGCTTCTGCCGCAATGGCTAAGGTCCTGTTCTTGGTGAACCCTACCGGATCGACTCGGGCAAAGAAGATTGCTCAAAGTCCCAACGGAGCCATCATCGAGGGAAATGCTCAAGATGTCACGGTGCTTCAGGTCCAGAAGGCTGCCGATCTCAGCGTGGCCCTCCAGATGATGAACGCCATCAATGAACGCCTCAGTTACGCCTTCCTGCTGACCGAGGCGTCCATCCGAAACGCGGAGCGGGTCACCGCCGAAGAAGTGCGTCTTGTCACCCAGTCCATTGAGCGACAACTCGGCGGGATCTACAGCATCCTGTCTCAGGAATTCCAGTTGCCGCTGGTCAATCGAATCGTGGATCGGTTGACAAAGTCTCGGAAGATGCCGAAGATCGACAAGAAGTTCGTCACCCCCACCATTGTGACGGGCATCGACGCCCTTGGTCGGGGCAATGACCTGAACCGCCTTGATATTTATCTTCAGGGAATTGCCCAGATTCTCGGTCCCGGCGGAATTCAGCAGTACATTGATTTCCGTGAATACCTGAATCGCCGTGCGGCCTCGCTCGGTATCGACACGGCTGGTCTTGTGAAGACGGAAGAGCAGATCGCTCAGGAACAGCAAGTGGCAATGCAGCAGCAGATGCTGGCCATGGCTGGGCCGCAAGCCGCCAAGACCACAGGGAACCTGATTGAGCAACGGATGCAGCAACCGCAATGAGCAACCACCAGCAAGTCACCATCGTCCGAGATACCGCAGAGTCCAACGGGGAAGTTGACGCTCTGGCCGCAGCACAGGCCGCTGAAGGCCAGCCCGAGGCGCCGCCGCAGACTCCCGCCGCAGACCGACCGGGTTGGCTCCCCGAGAAGTTCCAGAAGCCCGAGGACCTCGCGCAGGCCTACATGGCTCTTGAGAAGCGCATCGGTTCTGGCCAGAAGGCCGACTTCACGGGGCTTGAGCAGTACTCCGAGGAGTTCGCCAAGAACGGGGACCTGAGCGAGGAGTCGATCAAGGCCATCGTCGGCATGGGCCTTCCCGAGCCGATTGTCCGGGCTTATGTGGACGGCCAGAAGACGGTCCTCCAGAGCAACATGAACTCTGTGATGTCCCTTGCCGGAGGAGAAGCCCAGTACCAGAGCATGACTGAATGGGCTGCGAACTCCCTCGATGAGTCGGAGATCGACGCCTTCAACCAGATCATGGATGGCGGAAACATGAGTTCAATCCGCATGGCCGTTCAGGGGCTCAAGGCCCGTTATGAACAGGCGAATGGTTCGTCCAATGGCCGCCTCATTCAGGGCGAGGTGGCTGGTCCGAGCGGTGGTGCCTTCCGTAGCGTGGCAGAAATTGTTGAAGCCATGAAGGACCCCCGCTACTCCAAGGACCCCGCATACCGCAAGGATGTGGAGCAGCGTGTTGCCCTGTCTAACGCCCTTGGAGTCAACCAGTGAAGCAGAATCTCAAGACTACCGTCCTCGGAATTGCCACCATCCTTACCGCTGTCTCCTCGGCAGTCATTGCCCTGATTGATGGCGACCCGGCGACCACCTTCGATGTCGCTGCCGTCATTGCGGCGATCACCGCTGGCCTCGGTCTGGTGATGGCCAAGGATGCGGAAAAGAAGCCGTGATCGGTTGGATCGAGCAACTGGTAACGGCCTTGCTCAAGTTTCTCGAACGATTGGTGTCTAAGGAAACTTATGCGAAGAACGCTGACCCAAGTGCTGGTGGCATCCGTGACCTGTTTCATCGCAGGGTGCGGGACCACCGTTCTGGTCGTTCCACAGGGCACCCCGGTGCAACTGGCGGAACCTGTGAAGGCCCATGTCTTCGTTGTCCAGAAGGACGGGACGCGGGTCAAGTCGATCAATCGCGTTGAGATCCCGGCTGGATGGTGGGCCGCTGATGTGCCCGAAGAACCTCCGGCTGCGCCGTGAGACACTGACTCTCACCTGAATCGCGTAGGCCACATGGGACTTCCCTGAGAAATCGGGGAAGTCTCTTTCTTTTCCCAGTAACAGATGGCTGGGAAGGTGCCAAGTACTGGCGGCCCCCTGCGGGGGACAACCAAGAGGAAACGGCATTCAATCATCTACATTCGCTTTGTCTTAGGAACAAACAACCATGCTTATCAACAGCACGGCATCTCGTCTTGGTCAGGTGAATCTGGCCAACGATGTTGATGCGCTCTTTCTCAAGGTTTTCAGCGGTGAAATCATCACCACGTTCGAGAAGTACAATGTGATGATGCCCCTCCATCGTGTTCGCACGATCCAGAGCGGCAAGTCGGCCCAGTTCCCGGTCACGGGTGTCGCTGGAGCCAAGTATCACACCCCCGGCGAGTCGCTCCTGTCCGCCCCGAACGCGACTGCCGTCTCGGGCGGCGTCACGGGCGCAGCCACGGGCACCTCGGCCAAGTACCTTTCGCAGTTCAAGCACAACGAGAAGGTCATCTTCATCGACGATGTGCTGGTTTCCAGCGTCTTCGTGGCCGACATCGATGAGATGAAGAACCACTATGATGTTCGCAGCGTGTACAGCACCGAGATCGGTCGGGCTCTGGCCTACACCGCCGACAAGAACCTGATCCGCACGGTGATCGCTGGTGCCCGCAAGACCACCGACCGCTTCGGCGGCTCGACGGCTTCGGATGGCTACCTTGGTGCCCGCGTTCGCGTTGGCCTCGACGCCACGACCACGGGTGGCGAACTGCTTGATGCGTTCTTTGTTGCTGCCCAGAAGATGGACGAGGCCAACGTCCCCTCGGATGATCGCTTCGCCATTCTTCCGCCCAGCGAGTACTACAAGATGGTCAACAGCGACTCGGATGCCATCAACCGTGATTACGGCAACGACGGCAACGGCTCGGTCGCTGGTGGCGAGATCCTGCGCTGCGCTGGTATCCGCATCTTCAAGAGCAACCACGTTCCGACTGCCAACGAGTCCGTGACCGCCGATGCTCTGCACGGTTCTCCGGGCGTCAAGAACGATGTCACGGGCACGGCGAACGACGGTTACTCGGGCCTCAACTACTCCACCACCAAGGGAATCATCTTCCACCGTGAGGCTCTCGGCACGGTTAAGTTGATGGACCTCTCGCTGGAGTCGGAGTACATCATGGAGCGGCTCGGTACGCTGATGCTTGCCAAGTACGCCATGGGTCACAACATCCTCCGCGAGGAGTGCTGCTACGAACTCTACGCCGAGGCTTGATGCTTCTGTGTAGATCACTTCCTCTGGAATGAAGAGGGGGTGGTTCCCTTAGTTGGGTTCCACCCCCTCTTTTCTTTGAGTCTAGGAACTAGAATGGCCCTCACCAAGACCACCAAACTCCAAGCCATCAACACCATGCTGTCCACGGTGGGAGAGCCTCCGATCAACTCCCTGAGCGCACAGCGGGCCGATTCGCTGATCGCTCAGAACATCCTTGACGAGGTTTCTCGCGAGGTCCTGACTTACGGGTGGCAGTTCAACACCGACGAAGACGTAGAACTGGCCCCGGAGAGCACGACCGGATTCATCTACATCAGCGACAAGATTGTCCGTGTTGACATGGACCGTTCCTACAGCGAGTACGACATCGTGGTCCGTGGCAATCGCCTCTACAACCGCAAGACGAACTCGTATGCGTTCTCGGAGCCCATCAAGGTCATCCAGATCTACCTGATGGAGTTCGAGGAGATGCCCGAGACGGCCAAGCGGTATATTACGATTCGCGCCTCAAGGATCTTTCAGGATCGAATGGTGGGGTCCGAAAAGCACAACGCCTTCACCATTCGCGACGAAGTTGCCGCGTTGGCGGCCATGTCGGAATACGAAAACGAAGTGGGCGATTACACGATCTTCGACAACTCCGATGTTTGGCGCACGTTCATCCGCGAAGGCTCCTATCGAGTGACCTGATGCTAATTACGACCTCAATTCCCAACCTGTTGGGTGGCGTTAGCCAGCAACCAGCGGCGATTCGGGCCGTCAACGAAGCCCAGACGGTCGATAATGCGGTTCCGTCTCCGGTGGAAGGGCTGACCAAGCGTCCTCCCACGGAACACCTTGTTGCTGTCGCCAATTCGGCTGGAAACTTGAGGTATGTGAATTCGTCAGAAACCGTGTTTGTCCACCTGATTGAGCGCGACGAAACGGAAAAGTACCTGTTGGTGGTTCAGGAAAACGGCACCCCAGACATCTACGACCTCGCTGGGAACCGGAAGACGCTGTTTATTGATGGGGCTACCACCCTCGGCAATGCTGTAGCGTCCAAGAGAAAGGCCCTGACCATCGGGGATGTCACGTTCTTGGTCAACGGAAATACTCCTGTTG